GAAAGTGTAATTCACTTCGAAATTCGGATCGGTTGAAGCGAAAGCGTTGTCCGGAATGAAGAACAAAGACCAATTCAATTGAAGTTTGATCTTCCACGCGTCGGCGCAATCGTCGTAATGAACTTTTAAGTCATAAGTCAACCCGGTGAAAGGATCCGTAATTGTTCCGTGTTCGAACATATCGTTGCGCTTTGCATATTCACCGACGTATTTGTTCCAAGTGATCAATTGAACCGCGCCGGGCGCAAGAACAATGAATTCACCGGCGCCGATTTGTCCTTCAACGAAACGATCATTGAAATACATATAGTCAACCCAACGCGAAAGATCCGTTCCGGTCGTTGAATTGCAACAAGCGATTTGATTCACTTTCGCGAACAAATCCAAGTTTCCGCCGCCGATCAACATAGGCGCGCCGCTTGCCCCTACTAAATCGTATTGGTGACGGATTTGAGCCGTTGCGATTGCGCGGCTTGCGTTTGAAGTGTCTTCGAACAATTTCACGCTTTTTTGTGAAGTTCCGTCGGCGAATTTTCCGAAGTTAGACGCTTGCAAAGAAAGCAATTGTTTGTTCAATTTCACGTTAACGGCGTTCATTTGCGACATTATTACGGAAGAAACCCAAACTTGATCCCCTTCGCAAAGTTTGCGCATTTCGTCTTCTTGAAAAAGAAGTCCTTTTGTTTCAATGCAATTGTCAACCGAAACGATTGATTCAAGCGGCGTTCTTTCAACCGAAGTCGTGCAATCATTTGAACAAGTCAAATTGACGTCGGCTTCCGTTCCGCGAACGTGGTAGTTCACTTGAACTTGACGGAATTTTCCGTTTGTTGGTACCGGAATCAATTCAACGCCGGCGCGATTTTCTTCGCTCATTAAGGCGTCAAGATAGCCGACGCGATCGCGCTTCAAAGAAGGCGCGTTTTGTCCGGCAACGTTGATCAAATCCGCTTGTAATTTTTGGCAAAGCCCTTGTGTAAAAGCCATTTTTTTAAGTTTTTGAAGTTTATATTTTTTTTCTTGTTCCGGGTTTGACAATAAAAAAAGCCCTTCTTTTCTGCAAATTGCAATCAAGAACGGCTTTTATATGAAAAGCCCGAATTTGTGCTTTTTGGTTTGCACGAACCCGGTGAATTGCGTTTGAAGCGCCGCCGCGCCGTTTTTTATTCCTTGCCGAACGTCTTCATTGATTGAAGTTGTTCGACGTTGGCTTGCGCCTTTTTAAGTCCGGGAAGGTTGAATTTTGCGTCATTTCCCGAACTTCCGTTTGCCGGTGTTCCGCTTGCCGGTTTTGGTGTTCCATTTGCCGGCGGCGGCGTTCCGTTGCTTTGCTTAATAACATTCAACGAAGTCAAATGATTGTCAAGCAATTCTTCGAAAGTTAACGCCTTCGTTCCGTCTGAATTCAAAGGTTTCAAGCCGTTTTTCGTCTTGACTTCAAGTTCGCCGGAATCGGTGACGTCAATTTCATATTGCGAAGATAGGAAAGTTTGAACCGCCGGCAAAACAACTTCGGGCGAAACAATCAAACTTTTTTTCGACAATACACTTCGAAGGGCGGAATCTTTCTTGAAACTTTTGATTGTGTTCGTTGCTTCGGCTTCTTTCGCCGGAATGACTTCTTCAATCAATCGCTTGTTTTCCTTCGTCAATTCAATCAACTTGTTTTGAAGTTCGCTTGCACCTTCGGCGCTTGTTGACTTCGCTTTTTCAAAAGCCGTTGAAATGATTTCGTCGAACTTCTTGTCTTTGATTTCTTCGCTTGATAGCCCGAAAGTTTTCTTGATCCGGTGTTCGATTTTGGAAAGTTCCGTTCCGCGCACTTCGTCTTTGATAGGTTGAATGAAATCCGGATCGTTGGAAAAAACTTCTTTCAAGGTTGATTTGAAACTTGACGTCAATTCGTCAAGATTCACGTCTTCTTCGGAATTTAATTTTTCAAGAATGTCTTTCGACAATCCGATTTTCTTCAAGAATTGTTCAGCGTGTTTCATTGTTGTTATTTTTTAGATTTTTTCTTCGGTGTTTCTTCGGTGTTTTCAATGTCCAAGAATTCACCGGGCGCCGTTTCTTGTTCGGCTTCCGCCATTGTTGGAATTTCTTCTTCAACAATAACGTTCACCGGTTGCGGCGTTGAAGGTGTTTGAATTTGAAGATTGTCGTTGACAATTTCGAAATTCTTGAAATGTCCGCCTTCTTTCAATTGACGGATTGCTTCGGGTGTCACTTCGGCAAACTTGCCGTTCTTGACGTTAACAATTCGAATTTTGTTCATTGTGTTTTGTATTTGTGCAAATATATGAAATTCTAATTTGCGAAAATAATATCTTGAAGCGTTGGCGTTAGATATGACAAGAACCATTCAATCCCGAAATCGTCTTTCAAGAATTCTTCTTGTTCGTCTTGTTCAATGATCTTTCGAATTTTGATCAATGAATCAATGTCGTTGTTTTCAACTGCAATTTCAGTAAGTTCCGAAAGTTTTTGTCGTTGTTCGCTTGTCATTGTGCAATTTTTATTGTTTTCAAATCAATATTCATTTCCTTCAAATATTCTTCAACAAATTCGTAATTTTTAGGAAAGTTCTTTTTCAAAAAGTCATTCGCATAAACGTAAGCGCTGAAAGATTCCGTCCAAAATTCTTTGATATTACTTTCGCCGTAAATTGTCGGCGCGTCTGAAAGTTTCAAGTTTAACTTTGACATTAAACCCTTTTTTATTAAATTTTTGGGATCCTTTGCATTTTCAAAGGCGTGTCCTATTTCGTGCGTAATTGTTGGCGCAATATTATTGTCTTGAATTCTTGAAACGCTTGACATTGTGAAAAATTTGAATTTATTGTCGGCTTTGTTCATTGTTCCATAATAGGTAAAAGAATTTTTTCCTTCAAAAAATTCATAAATTCCGGCGGGATATTTATTTCTCAAACGCGGATCGTCCGCTTCAAGAAATTCCAAATTGTTTTTTTTTGCAAATTCTTTCGCAAATTCTTTTGTTGTATCAATGTCGTATTTTTTGAAAAGAATTTTTTGATCTTTTTGAATTTTGATAATTAACGAAGAATTGTCTTCATAGCAACAACCGGCGGCTTTTGTTGAACAAGTTCCGATTCGATAAACAAATCCGGGCGTTGACTGCAAGCCATTTGCGCGAATAAGTTTGTCCGTTCCCGGTTTTGTACATTCGGAAGGTGTCCGCAAAGAAACGTTCATATTTATTCCGTTTGCAAGTCCGATAAAGTCGTCCGAATCATTCAAAACTTGATTGAAGTCATTTTGAATGTCTTTGTTTTGAGTTGTCAAAAAATTGCCCGGATTCAATTCTTTCTTCTTTTCGGCTTGTTTGACGTCCTTTTGATTTTGGTTGACTTGTTTTTCAACTTGATTGATTTGCGCGTCCGTTGCCTTTGTTTCGCCTTCTTGTTCCTTGCCTTGTTCGTTCAAGAATTTCTTCTTCATTGAAGGCGTCATTTTGAAAGGAATTGCCGAATGTCTGCAATTGTAACCGCCGCGAAAAGTCGCGTACGTTTCTTTGTTGGTTCCGGGAATCATTCCGGTTCCGTTATTGAAAGCCCACGCGATTTCCGTTTCAAGTTGATCTTTCAAGACAACGCCTTTTCCACTCCAACGAATACATTGCGCGCGTGAATCGTCAATCAATGAACCAACGTATCGAAACGCGTCAAGTTCATATTCTTGCGCAATGGCTGAATTCACTTGTCCGTCAAATTGATTCAAGGCGTCGCGCGAAACTTGCGTGACGTAACGGCGAAGAAGGGAATTCCCGGCTTGCGTCGTTGTGATCCAAGTTCGAAGGGCGCTTTCAAGATCCGTAATTGTGGAACCGGCAACGATATTCTTGAAAATTCCTTGTTTCACCGGTTCAATGAATTGCGAATTTACGCCGGATCCGGTCAAGCCGTCAATCGTTTGTTGCGTCATTGCTTTTTGAATCGGATTGATAAGGTCTTCAAGTTCCTTTTCTGAAAGATCATTGACGGATTTTTGCGCGTCAAAATTGAATTGTTTGATCGTTTCAAAGTTCCGAAGATAGTCCTTGACGGAAGGCGCAAATCCTTTCAATTGATCCGCAATGATTTTGTCAATTTCATTCAAAAGGTTGACGTTCTTGTCGTCAAAAATAAGATTCGCGCCGTCCTTGTTCATTTTCGAAACTTGTCTTTGAACGGCGTCAAAGATTTTCTTTTCAATTGGTGTCAACGAATCAAGAAGGTCGTTTTCAGCGTTGACGATTGTGTTTTCCTTCTTCGTCAATATCTTGATAACGGCGTCGTCAAATCCGAATTCGTCCTTTGCCATTTGTCAAATTTAAGCAATTCCGCCGGAAGTTGCTTTCGGTGTTCCAAGAATTCGACGCGCTTTTGCGTCGTCAAAGCCGTAAATTTCAACAAGCAACGCGACGGCGCTTTCAAAGTCAGTTGTTCCGGCGGCAACCGATTGTTGAAGTTGAATGATTCCTTGAACGCCCCCGACGGATCCTTTCAAGTTCGCCTTTGCTTCGGCTTCCTTCGCAAGAACTTCTTGATTGATTCCGAATTCTTGTCCGCCCGAAAGATCAATGACTTGTTTCGGAATATTTGCTTCAAATATCGGGATCATTGCTTGATCAAGTGCGGCGAAAATTTCGTTCAATCCTTGTTCAAGGAATTCCGTTCCATTTTCGGCGAT